TTCTTCGAGCCGCCAGTCAGCCGGGCCGCTTGGTGGCGGGTTGGCTTCCGCTCCGCTGGCGACGTCCAGGCGCAACCATGTTTCACCATTCGGCCCGATCGGCATCAAGTCGGATTCAACAACACCGTTGAAATATGTCGCCGCGAACCGATGCACGCCGTCACCGAATGTGTCGGACGGCTCATGCGGCAAACTCGCATTCGTTGCGTACAGCATGTCAGCCAACGGCAGATCCACGTACGGTCGGCCGTCGCCGCTGTTGTACAATGCCGTGATTGCGGCCGATGACAGCGCGTCGTCCCAGATTACCACCTGATCCAACTTCCCTTCCCAAAAGACGGTATTGTGTTCACCGATGATCAGCGAGCTATTCGCCAGCGAACTGGTGTCGTTGGTATTCGTATCCAGGCTTTGTGATACCCCGTCATAGTAGACGGCATGGTCGCCAGACGTTCGAATCAATACGACGTGATGCCAAGCATCTTGACCGAGCGGCAATGATGTTTCCGCTTTCGCCGTTATCCCTTGTCGCCATTCGGTAGCATTGCTCGTAAAAATCAAATCATAGTCGTAAGACGCACCATCAAACGTAATTGCGATACGTGAGTAGTTCGTACAATACACCCACAGCGCCAGCGTGAAGTCGGTCGCGGGGAACGAGGCCGACTGCGCGGTCACGAACTTATCGTCCGTGCCGTCGAATTCCACACAATTGCCGATGACACCGGACTGGCCGTATGATGGGGAACCGGACGCGGTCCCGTTTATGGCGTTGATAACGTCTACCGCACTGCCGCTCGATTCATCCAGCTTGTACAGTGCAATGAGGTTGCCACTGTATGCGTCAAGCGTTGCATTGTTCCATCCTTCGCTGCCCTCCCATTCACCGGGTGCGACTGCCGGTCGTGTAGACTCATAGAACCGATACGCCGCGTCGTTGAACACGCGATAGGTACCCCGCATGTCCAGATGCCAGCGGCCCCGGAATGTAGTCGGGCCGATAGCACGACTAGGCCGGTGCTTGCGCGCGCGTGGCTTGTGCTTCGGTAACACGGACTGAGTATAGGGCACGAAGTGCGGCAGCGCCCACAACGGCTGCACCACGCTTGACCGTCTGCACTTGCGGACTCCCCGCTTGCGCGTGGACCGCGCTTTGAGAATGCTACCGGCCTCGGTCGGCCAGGCCATTAGTAGACCTCAAACTCAATGCACCCACTGACCGTGATCGCGACCGACGTACGCGGCGCCATGAGCACGCCGAGTAGCATGTCGGCATCGGCAGACGGTGCGTCTTCCGGCCCCCATTCCTTGATCAGCGTGCCCCGATCATTCTGAGCACTCAGCCACAACGGTTCCCCGTTGTAGGTCGTAGGCTCGACGGTATACGCAACCCCGCCGCTTACAGTGGAATTGGGCGCCCCTGGGTCTTTCTTCCCTATGTCGGCCACGGCCACCGCAGTCTTAGTCCCGGCAGTCCCCGCCGACACGTCGTCAATGCGGTCTATTTTAATGGCGTACGGTATGTCCGTCTGCGAATCCTGCGCGGGACCAACGGTCAACGAGCGAATGCGGCACCGCACACCGGCAGTGTCGGGAACGATCAGCGAAGCGACCGTCAAATACGTGTCGGCAGTCGCGTGCGTCACCTTGTTATCGAACGGCAACGTGTAGAACATGGTATCAGTCTCCTACTACCACCCGTCAAAGCGGGCATGGATCAAGTTCAGAACTTCGGCGTCCGCGCTCGCGCTCGCCGCTATCGTTCGCTGAAAATGCAGTGTGTCAGTCTCAGTGGGCGCCAGGTCGGCCATGACCAGGGCAGTCGCGGCCGTGGTAGGGTCAACCCAATCAGCACCGTTATCAGATATCTTCAACCCCGATGTCGTGGCATCGAGCCACACGCGGACGTCAGTCATCTTGAAGTTGCCGACATTCTCAAGGGTGATAGTGTACGTCTCGACGTCGCCTGCCGTCGCTTCCCCCGCCGTCACGTCGTCGCTGCCGATATCGTTGTTGTAAATGTCGTATAGAGCCACCGCGCTTTCGTTCCCCTCCTGTAACCACGAGGCGTCCACGTTAACCCGAACCCATTTCTCGCCGTCCTCCCCGTCCTGTAACCGGTAGTCCCCGTCTGTCGTGGCGGGCGTTGCCGGTCCGTACGTGCTCGAACCGGGGGCCTTCCAGGATAGCAGCGTGCCGTCACTGCCCGCACATTGCAGCATTCCCAGACCCGTTCCGTTTCGCGCAGCCGCAAGGGTCACGCGCACGCCCGGTGCCGTACCGACTGCCTTCAGGTGGACGATTTCCGTCGAGTCCACCTTCAACTTCAGCGCGTCGGACTGTGTGCCTACGATGGCCACTATCGTATTCCCTTGCGTGTAGTACCGCACGTCATCACGTCGCCTCTGCGATTGTCACCTTGTCCGTTCCTTCGTCATACGTAATCGTGACTTCCGGCGCATCCGGCGTTCGGACGATAAGCTCCGGCCCGATCGTCAATGCCGTCCCCTCGTTGCCGATCGTATCTACCGGGACGACCCGCCAAGTGTACGTCCCCAGGTCATCAAGACGGGGCGTAGTTACCTGATAGTCCCAGTGCGTGGCATCTTCGTAAACAACCCCGATCTGTTCCCACTCACCTGCGCCCTTCTTTTGGTCTACGCGGTAGTAGTCCACATCCGTTGCCGCCGAGCGCACCCACCAGATAGGGCGCTTTGCCGTGTAGTGCGTGGGGGCATTGGCCACCGGGTCAAAGCTGGCATCAGTTGTATCCACGACCGCGAATTCGGACTGATCGTCTTGCGGTAGCGTAAAGGACCGATAGGGCGTGGTCGTATACCCGAGATAGCCTCCGTCAAGATACCAGTGATAGTAGACGGTCCCGGTCAGATCGGACTGCACCATAACCTGCGTTTGAATGCCGGTTCGCATTTGCTCATATTTCGTGATGGCCATCGTCAGGCTACTTTCACTGAGTGAAGCCAGATATCACACCACCAGTCCACGCTATCGCCTTCCACCTTGCGCTTGTATATCCGCGCGATCCTCTGAACAAGCTGATTCGTATGTTCTGTTGTTGCGGTATCCGTTATGGTCACGACAGTCCCAACCGTATCGCGGATATTGCTGATCCACGTGTCGATGTTGGCGCTCGAGTCCCGGTGAAACAGTCTCCAGCGTGCCTGCGCTTCGCCCTTGCCGGTCAGTTGCGCGCCATACCCGTCCCGGCCGACGACTTGCCAGGTGTCAACGCGGTTGACGAGCTCTTGGGGCTCCAAGGACTCGATGAGTGTGCATGTCACACTGCCGACGGTAGTCGCCATTTACGGGGGCTCCATGTCCGGGGCTGCAAGGGTAGTGTGCGCTGGTATCTGTTGTGTGGCAGCCTTCATTTTGTCAGCAGCAGCGTCTAGCGCCTGTGCCGCTTTCAACATCGCATCATCGACCGCCGCAGCGCGCAATAGTTCTGTATCGCGCCCTTCCGCGCCCGCCAATTCGTGCAACCGCAATTGGACTGCAGTATCGCCGGGCTGAGTCCCCGGCAATCGAGCAGGGTAACCGGGACGATCAGGCCGCGTGTACGTGATCATCCGTTCGGCAGCTCGTAACATCGCAGCAGGCTCGTGATTGAACAGGTCGCGCAATCCCATTTCCGCGCCCATTGTCCATCGACCTAGCCAGCCGACTTTTTGCTCAGTAAGTATACGCATCATTGCATCACGGATGGCAGCTCGTTCAAGTTGCGGCACCCCGAACGCTTCTTCTTCCGCCATCGCGCGGCCGGCCTTCGCCCTTTGATACTTCAGAAGTGGGCTGACCGGCTCTACTATGCCCGCCAGTTGCACAGCTTGCCGCACTCGGGACGTGTCCTTACCAGTCGCAGCAACGGCTTTGTTAATTTCGTCGATGTTCTCGACGAATGTATCAAAGTTCTGAATGAGTAGGCGGATACCGCGTTCAGCGCGGATATTTTCCCCGATGAATTCCGTCAACTGATCTTCGCTTAGACCGCGAGCGTGCCTGATTGCCCCGAGCAGCCCGCGCCCCTTCAGCCCCCGGTCTTCGCGGGCCATTATGTCGGCAGCTCGCGCCACTGCAGTTGCAGCTCGTTCCGGCGACGGAAGACCTTTGACGATAGTGGCGACTGCTGCGATGGTCTCGACCGCAGTTCCGCCAAGCTTGACGACAGGCTGTGCAGGGATAAGGATCTGCTCAGACAGTTGTTCAAGATTGACCTTCGTTTTTTCCGCGCCGGCAAGCAGCGCATTGATACCCGACTCCAACCCACCACCAAGCGCTGCCGGGCCGAATGCCGCACGGACGCCGCCGACCGCCTGCAATAGAGGTTCAATGCCGCGAGTGAACGCCTTCATTGTTCCAGCTTGCTGGATGGCTTCTTGCCCGAACCCCAGTGAATAGCCTGTAAACACCGCTTGGTACGCCGCGCCCGGCTCGACACCCTGTGCTGTAAGCGCCTGTGCGGTTCGAATGTACTGCTCGAACCGCTTGGGATCGCCGCCCGAAATTTGAATCAGGCTCTTGAGGGCGCCCTCTGCCGCCGTGATACGTTCCATCGCTGTCATGCGTTCTTCATGGAACGATCGCAGTGCCTTCGTTGCTACGCCAATCGCGGCCCCCACGCTGATGAACCCCGCCGCATACCGCTTGATACCGGCTAACGCATTGCCGCCAAACGCCGTTTGCCCTGCCTTGCCAGCCTGAGCAGACGCCCCACCGGCCTCCTTCAGCTTCCCCTTGAGCTTGTCCACCTCTTTTTCTGACCGGGCAAGCGCGCGGACGATGCCCTTTGCATCCCCTGCAAGTTCCATCGTTACACTGGACTTCGCCATATCGTCAGCTACTCAGCGCCCACAAGTCAGCTATTGTGGGGCGGTATCCTTTGTGTCGTCCGACGGCCCACCGGTGAAAGGCGAGCCATCGGCTTGTTCTTTTTTTTTGTTCTGGAACTCCATCAACACCGGCCAGTCAATGAGCGCCTGAAGGATTTCCGTCGCGCACTGCTCGTTAAGCAGGCCCAGCAGTACGGCCTCGGCAATGCCGACCCGGTAGTTGGTACTCAGCACGACAAGCGCCGATTCGTGTAGACCGTCAAACCCGAATTTCAACGGCGAAGACGGCTCCCCGTTTGCTTCGGCGCCCTTGCAGATCGCATCCCACCATGCGTTGGCCAACTCCCACAGCTTCGCGTATTTCCCCATAACCCCGCCCGGCTGCCATGCGCCGTCTACGTATGCGCTGGACTGTGGCAACCGGCAGACGTATACCAGTTCGTCTTCCTCTTCGGTAAGCCCCCGGGCAATGGGTATAATGTACGTCTGACCATCACCGAGTTCTACCGGGTGACCGGGTAACACCTGTTTGCGCGCCAGTTCGGCTGGCGTCGGCCTGTCGTCCTTGTAGTATCCGGCCCACGCTTTGCTATCCGGCACCTGTTGCCATATCTGCCGGTCTGGATAGTAGCCGATACGCTGCGGCTTGAGGTACCGATCGTCGGCAACGACTACGCCCTTGCCGCCGTCGGGACCGCCAGTGACAAGCCGCGCGGCGAAACGCTCGAGCGCATAGCCCAGGCCCAACGCCTGCGCGTGCGCGAGCTTTGCGTCCGTCCCGTGCCCCGGCAGATAGTACAACATGCCCGCCATACGCACGGCCTCCTATGTAATTGCAGATGCAGTAGTGATTACCATCGGCGCATTCGTCCCGTCGTATTTCAACGGGATGCGCAGTACTGTTTCGGCCGGCTCGTTGCCGGAACCACTGAACGACGTGTCCACGGTGATCAGCCCCGCCGCCGTGATCTTGACGTGCTCTGCCGTCGCGTCCAGTTCAAACGTGCCGCCCTCGGCTCGCTTGCGAAGATAGATGGTGGTGTTCGTGTGCGTCATTGCCAAGCCGGTTGGCGGGATATCACCCGTAGGGGAAGCGTCGGTGCTCTTCGCCCATGTTATGTCCGAACCGCGAAGGGTGATGACCGGTCGGATTTCCTTGATACTCACCCACGTCGGATTGACATCGCTGAGATCCTGCCGGACTTCCAGTGTGATACCGAAGTCGATGTCGAGATTCGTCACGCCGTCCAATGCCAGACTTTCAAGCGTGACCGGCCCGAGTGCAAACCGTTCCGTATCGGTGACCGTCGGGCACGTCCCCGCGTCGTTGATTTCGATAATGTCCGCCGTGCCGTCGTACACGGCTGTGGCGGTGTAATTCAACGTGGCGTCCCCCTGCCCGCTGGCCGATAGGGTTCCCGGCGCGAGAAAGCCTTTCGTTATGGTGTACGAATACGCTGTCGCGCCGGCAGTCCGCGCCCCGCCCTCCGTCCATTTCTGGCCGTAGAAGATCAGGCCGCTGGGGATGCCTGAGTCTTCGATCTGCAGTCCCGCCGCGCCCGCTTGTGCCAGTGCCGCCGCAATGCCCAACGTTGTAAAGTTGAACGTCGGCGCGTGACCGCTTATCGCCTGGAAGCGCGGGTATACCGAACCGCTTGTCGCCTGATCGGTGATGACCGTACCCGTCGGCCCCGAAACGTCGGTAATGCCGCCCAACTGCACGGCTTCGGACTTGCCAACGGTTACACCGTATATGCCCCAAAGGTTGCCGATTGCCATAGCTCTGCACTCCTATGCGGCAATGCGCAGCCGCTCTTTCGTCGTTTTCGTTCGCATAGCCTTCAACCTGCTGGTGAGATAACGCGCGAACAAGGCCGCCAGTCGCCGGGCCTCGGGTGCACTCACTCGCGTCAGTTCATCGCGCAGGTTGATACGACCACCCTTCGGCCGTAGGTTCAGCGTGCGCACCGGCATCGTCACCCGTACCCGGCCCCTCAGTCGTTGCCCCGAACGAATACCGCCTGTGGCAGTAGCTCTGACCCGGCGCACCCGGCTGAGCATTCGAGACCGACCCGACCAGACAAGCGGGTCGTTGTGTTTCTGTAGCCGTCGCTTACGGGCCACGTAGGACGGCCGGCGCTTCTTGTATCGATATTGTCGGCCGCCAGCTTCGGTAAAGTGCTTGCCTCGGAAGAACCGGTGCCAATAGACACCCATCAGATGAAAGCCCTTGCGCAGAATGGAATTTAGCTCCTTGCGCGCCGCCTTCGGCGTAGGCCCCCGGTATGTGAGTGTGATAGACTTTATCATCCGATCCTCACAGTCATTTCCACCCACGCAATATCACCCTGCGCCGACTCTTCATCGGGAGCGCCCAGGCCAGGGTCTTCTGATTCGAAGCCGGTGACTGCCAGGTACCCGCCGGTTGCAGCCAGCGCGGACATATCCGACATGACGTCACCCACAAGGTTATCCATGACGTGAAGGGTCTCGGCTTCGTCATCTTCCAGTGATGGCGCGATATCCTGCACGAAATGGACGGTAAACTCCCCTTCTTCTCCGAACGTCTGAGGCTCTGCCACCTTCGGTGTACCGAACCGTTCGCACCAGATAACCGCATAGGGCCGCAAGTCCCGTAGTTCATCCACGCCGAATACCCGTCCGTCTTCCGGTGGAGGCGTTGTCCGCTTGTGAATACGAGACAGCGCTATCGCCTGCGCGTCGTCACCGGATGCGCCTACCCACGTACGAAACGACGTGCAGTCGGCGAGGGTATCGCGGAAGCAGTCAAGCGCCTTTGCTTTCGGGCCGGACGCAGCGGTCATCGTGCCACCCTCCGTCGCGTGCTCACAAGGGGTTTACGCACGCAATGCAGGACTGCGAGACTGTCCGCCATAGTATCCACGGCTTCGATATCCCACGTATCGTCCCCGATCTTCACCTGCGCATGTTCCCCCGGGTCTGCAACGCCGCCGGTATCCGCGTCCGGGTCAGTGCTGATCTTCACCTCGCACGTATGCTCCGTTACGGTAAAGCCCGCTTCGTCCAGCTCTTCGCGCGTATGGGTATCGCCGACGATGGCGGTAAGCGTTACAGGGTTCCGCCGTTCGTCGCGATAGGCGACCGTGCGCCCGAACTGCCGTAACAGCTCGGGCACACAAGCCGCGCCCATCGTACTGGCATGTAACGAACTCACAGTGGCAGCTCGCTACTACGCGGGAACCGTGCGAATGTGCATGTCCTTGACACGCACGTCGCACGTCGTGTCGTTGGACGTCTTCTCGCAGTGGACGATAGCGATCAGCGGGCCGGTTGCGGCACTGAGCACAAGCGTTTCGCCGCCGCCCTGGAGGACGCCGTTGATATACGCCTTGACGTCACTCAGATCCCGCGCGTCGATCTGGTAGAACGCATAGGTGTCGTCTACCGCGACGATCGTGCTGTCGTCCGCCGCAACTTCGGTCGTACCGTCGTCGGATTCGACAAGGATACTCAGCGCACTTCCGTCTAAGTGGAAGAAACACGACTCGGTAATCGAATCGCAGTCCGTAGCGTGCGTGCCGTTCGCGAGACCAAAGTTGATGTCCAGTGCCGCATCGTCGCCGATGTCATAGATGGCAACCCACCCTTCCCAGACCGGGTCATCGGCGCACGCCACAGAGTCGGTGCTGTAAATCGCAGCCGTTGACGCCTCGGCGACGGCATCCATTGCCAATGTGAATTCCTCGCCGTTGCGAGTCACACCAAGACCAAGCGTCTCGGTCTTGTTCCACCGACCCTTTTGCAGGGACACGCGCGGGTTGACTGTGCCGTTCAACACGACATAGATCGTGGTATCGGCCGCCAGTCCATCGGTAAACGCTGTACCGACTGGGAAATCACCGGTATACTTGACCTTGCTGTTGGTCGCGTCCCAATACAGCAGTTGCCCTTTGATGACGACCATACTTGTCGTCTTGGCCATCTTGAAAATGCCTTTGGTATATACCGCCCCGGCTTGGGATGCCGCAAGGTCGGTAATAACCACACCGGCACGTCCGTCAGGCAGTTCCACGACTTCGCCGGCCGCTTTGGCCGCCGCTGGCGTGTAGTCTTCCTGATTGATGGCCTCTTTCCACATGACTGCTTCGCTCATGGCTCTGTTCCTTTCGTTTCAGTTGTCTGTCAGGCGAGCCCAAGGCCCGCAGTTAGTTCGGTTACGCACCCTTCGCGCGAAGAATTCCACGCCAATCCAGCGCGGCCACACCACAGTCGTGGTATACGCGCCAGCCAAGACCAAGAATTTCCGGCGGGTCGTGACGCTCAAGCGTCGGAGTCCGAGCGCCGCGCAGGTAGACCACGACATAGTGCGGTACCTGTCGCGGGTCTGCGATGAGATACCAGGCGGTAGTCCCGTTCGTCGCGCCAGACAGCCGCGGCTCGACGATGACCTTGAGAGTCCCCTGGTGGATGTTCTTCGTGTACAGCGTGGTATCGGTTGACCCGTGCGCCATCAGCTCTTGCGACTGCACGAGCTTCAACGCGGTATGCTCCAGCTCTGGCGGAACCAGCAGGTATACCGGGTAGACGTTGATCGTCTCGCTGGCGAGCCCCTGGATCTTGCGCATCAGGGTCTTGCAGGCGGTCATGCCGGCATCACCAAGCGCACCACCCGAGCCCGTCTTGTAGTTCGGGGTAGTCCGCGATGCGTAGAACAACGCTTGCGAGTCTTCCGTCATCGTCGGGCCGACGCCGGAATTGCTGTAAAGGTCGGCATATCCCAGGTCGTCGATCTTCCGTTTGGCCGCGATACCGAGCTGAGCAGGAATCCGTAGGAATCCGTCGAGATCGTCGTTGTAGAACATCTGTCGCGTGATCGCGAAGCGCTTGCCGTACGTCAGCGCGGCATACTCTTCGTATTTCTCGCTGATGACCCCGTGGGCAATCTCGCCGGCTTCGTTGACCAACTCGGTGGAAGCGAACGCCGAAAGCTTGATGTCCTTATACGTCTTGAAGTCCGCGACGTCCCGAGTCCCGGCCCACGTCTGGAAGGTGGACGGATACTCAGTGTAGGACGCCTGCAGACTCTTCGTCGCCGACGTGCCGAGTAGCTCAGTAAAGGTACCGGTAGCAATGGCGCGACCGAATAGCGTATCGACGTTCACCGGCACATCACCCGTATGCCGCAGACACAGGCGCGCCGAGTCCTGTAGACCGATACCTCGGAACTCTTCCGCCGCTTGGCGTTCGTCATCATTTAAGATGATGCCTGCCCGCTGGCATAATGCAGCAGACAGGCCGGGGATCATCCCTTCACTTCGATCCGCTCCCACAGTCACCGCAGGCTCGCGGTTCTCGCGAATATCCTTTAGAAACTCCGATGACGCCCGCGATGCGTCCCAGCCTTCGTCGATTGCCCGCTGGACTGTTTCTACGGACACATCGTCGCCGGCGAGTTTCCGCAGTTCCGCCACTCGCTTACGCTCGGCCTTGACCGCCTCGGCGCGAATGGCGTCAGCGTCAACCGCCTCCACCGGTTCGGGCTTCGCGGCCGGCTTCGTTTCGACCGCCTCCACTCGCTCGCCGGTGTCCTCGACTACATCCTCATTCTTCGGTTTCGTTTTGCTTGGCATGTCAGCCTCCAATTCTGGGGGCTTACGCCCCGCGTTGTCTTCACGAATCTTCGCGTTAGGATCTGCCCCAATGGGCACCATCGACGCTTCCTTCAGTTGCCAGCGCGTTGACACCCGCAATGGCCCGTCAGTTGCGGTCCACTTGCGCCCGGCAATGGTTTTCGTAGTACCTTGCTTGATCATCTCCGATTCGAGCACCCGGTAGCCGATAGACACATCAGTCAGATGCCCCTCGCGTGTCTTCTGCCAGTCGCGTTCGGTTGCCTCGTCAGTTGCGAAGTGCAGCCGCCCCACAAGTTGGTTAGACCCATTGTGGATGTCGCGGACTGACCCCATAACATCGTCCGTAGACCACCGGTTATGCACGCGCAGAAGTGGGACTTGTGCCGGATACTCGGCGCCACTCATTACGAGTATTTCATCGACGAAGGCCATCTCGGACCAGTCGAATACGCGCGTTGGCGTGTCAGTCGTCAGAACCGCTTCGACAGTACGCGCCTTGTCGTCGAGCGTATCGGCGCGCAATGTGAGCGCCCGCGTAGTCATGTCACGGCGCTCTAAATTGCTTTCAGGCATCAGAAGCCCCCTTGTCTTTATCATCACTTGCCAGACTCGATTTAGGTGACAGGATGGGCAGGCCAAGTTCTACCCGCTTATCCATTTCCCGTTTCTGTTGGTCGAATACCTCTTCCCAGTCCGCGTTTTTCTTCGCGCACTCATCACGGTAAGTGCTGGTGCCGTTCGCGATGCGTTCCGTTACCGCGTTCTCTTCTTTCAGCGGGTCAACGTGGGGAAGTGCAGTCCACGTCCACTGGTAGTCCACGCGAGCAGGTCGGCCGGGCAGCACTCCTGGGACTAACCGCGCTTCGACAATGACGTCCCGGACCAGGCGATTAAGCGTATGCCGTACCAACCAGCCGCGCAGTCTGTTGATACCGCGCTGGTATATCTGGGCATCGAAGCGGGCCGAACTGTAGTTGTGGTTGCCGCTATCCAACTGGACCATCATCAGCGGCATTCCGTGCGGGCGCCCCAAATCCCGCAGGCGCTCGGCTCGATATTCAATGTAACGGGTTGACGGCTGTTGCGGGGTTATCTGGTTTGGTTCCCAGCCGGAGGGTAGAGCGGTCAACATGCGCCGCTCTATTTCGATGTTGTCATCTTCAGCGAGATCGACATAAGCCGCGTCCGGATGCTTGGTAGACAGATAGACGCCCATATCGGCCGCAGCACGAGCAGCGTCGAGCACTTGGGTGTCATAGTCGCGCAGGTCAGCAACTGTAGGCAGACAGGACGTCAGCCACGGTACGCCCCGGGCCTGGTCGGGCTCGACAAGCTGGAAGCCGTGAATGATCCGCTTGGCAGACCGGCCGACGAAGTTCATTTGCATGCTTGTTAGCGATTCGTTGTCCGGTGTGCTTTCGATGTAGTAAGTAGTAGGCCGGCCGAGTTGTGTGCGTTTGATGCCGAGTGTGACATTGTCCTGCGTCTTGTCCGTCGGCGTCTCAAGTCGGCGCGGATGCAGGGCCTTCAGCTTCAGCGATACCGGCCCATTGCCGTCCCCGTCTGTGACCTCTTGGACCAAGTATTCACCGCAGAGCCATAACATCCGAATGCACAGACCAAGCAGCTCCGGCCCGGACTGAAGCCCGGTGATATCCGGCATGGCCCACCAGTCGCGCCAGACCTGTTCCAAGGCTGCGTTGTATTTCTTGTTCGTGCTCAGCACCTGCAGAATGGGACCACCGGGACCGATTACATCATCAATGTGGGTCGCGATGACACCCTCGACGTTGGGGTTGTGCAGAGCTTCGTATGTGGCCCGGGCGCGGACGGTTGGTAGGTACTCCCCGAGAAACGTGTTAATCCCTACGTCGCTGGCGTCCGTCCAGTGCAGTTGATTCAGGCGGTCCGTCTTGCCCGCTTCGAGAGTCCGAGTCTTCGCTCGTGCCCTGGTATCTCGCAGGCTGCGCGGCTGCTGTGATTCCTTTCGTCGCTTGAACAGCCAGTTAAGCATCGGTGGGCTCCGTATACTCGATCCGTGCCCGTTTGATGCCTGTGCTTGCAGTCTGCTGACGGCGGATATTGGCGATAAGGTCGTTGATGGTGTTGCGCCACTCGATACGTGTACGCCCCTCAAGCTCAGAATTGGGCAGTTCCGCCAAGACGGACTGCCCGCAAATCGCTTGAGTCAGTGCGGTATCCCAGTCCGCGTCAGCAATTGCGGCGCGCGCGGCTGCCATGTACGTGGATAACGTCGCTGATGTTGCCATACACCAAGCCTACGTGCTGTTTTGGCTGATGAGAGATATGGCGTTACAGGCTGTGTAACCTACCGCGTAGTTTCTTCGCAGCTCTTGAAGCAGTGACCGCACGTATCGCACTTGTGATGCCGGATCGGCCGCCGGGTACTCGTGACGTGGGTATCCTTAGAACCGCAGTCCGGGCAACTGATGACATGGTATATAACCGCGGGTGTCTGAGTAGTGATATTCGCCTGTGGCGTTCCCGGCTCCAGTCGGTCTACCGCTACGGTATATGTCGTCCTGCAGAGCCGGCAGCGGCGCCGAACAGCCGATCGTCCCCACCGGACGATATCGCCCAAGTGCGTACCATCTTGGCAACCACACTTCGGGCATTTAGCCCCGGTTACCTGCGACAGCGTGTAGAGAGACATAATCATTTCTTCCGTTGCCGAGCCCGCCATTCTTTCAGCGTGGTGCGCTTACCTTGCTGTGCGCTCTGCAGGCCCAGCAATTTGACCCCGCAGGCCAGCGCCGCGGGGATCTGGTAAGTCTCACAGTCCCACCAGTGGTTCGGGCCCGCGCCGTCCCGCTTGACCCACCGCTTGGCAGTCCGACCGCCGTATTTCGTCTCGATAAAGTGCTCACTCACGAGGTGCCGGTGATAGGCGTCCAACGGCTGATCTTCATACGTATGCCAGGCGCCCCGCTGCCCCACGGGGATCGCCAAGACCTCACGTAGCGCGTGCTTCGCTTCATCGACATTCACCGCCCGGTATACGTGGCCTCGCTTGTTCCGGATCGGTTCTCTCGGCCAGATCGGGTGTGTCCCGCGCACCTCGGACTTGCCCTTGATCATCCGCCAACGACGGAGGCGGTCCCCGCTGTTGCGGCCGATGCAAAACTGGTTGACGGCATCCGGGCGGTATCCACCGTCTATCAGGCAGATGGCAGCGTTGATGAACGTGTCGCCCCGGCCGGCCACCTGCCAGCCTTGGGTCTCCATTGTAGCCGTATCCTCGAGCGCCTGCCGAATTGCGTGACCGATCCGGGCTTTTTTCTGTGCATCCGTCAACGATTCGCTTTTCTGGGGACCGTGAACGCCCTTTGTTCCCGCGTCAACAAGCCAGGACGTCCCGTCAGCCTTATTCCAAGCCCGGACGATGTAGTACAGGAACCGATCGTGCACATCGACCGTCAGCGTCACTACGTCCGCTTCAGCAGGGACTACCCCGAACCGGTGCCCCTCTCGCCGGTGTGCCGCTAGCCCCTCGACGGTCAAGGCGCCCTCGTCCTCTTCCGGCTCTTCCCAGGGAATGACCTGAATGTTCTGCTGGTAATCTTGAACGCTATCCGGGTCGCCCCGGCAACTGATCCAGTCGGCTGCACGCTCACCCCACGTCCGACCCAAGGGCCAATAGAACGCATTGCACCAGAAGCCAGCTACGTTCGTATTCCGCCGCGTGTCTGGGTAGACATCGGCCTCGGCTATATCGACGGTAACCCCGCCGTCAGCCGGCCTGGTGACCCAGTCGGCGTCGGGCGGGCACGATATCCATAGGTGTTCGATCAACATTGCCGGCAACTCGTCCCAGTCGATTCGGTGGTCGCATTTCGGATTCGCACACCGGAGCCACGTATCGTCTATCGCCGCATCGGGATCATCCGGGTTGAATTGCAGCCGGTCGAATTCGAGCAGTTGATACGTCCCGCACGACAGGCAGGGGACGAATGGGCAGAACAGCGCAGACGCCCGCATAGCACGCCACAGGTAGTCTTCTACGGTCCCGGCCGTGCCGATGCCTACATGGGTTGTCAAACCGGCTGGAAACGCCTCTGAGCGCTTGAACGCGAAGTCGGCAGGGTGGCCGAAGCCCGGCAAGGTCAGCGGGTACGCCTGGATGTCATCGCAGATGATGACGGGCGCCGTAAAACCCGACAACGCCCCCGCACTATCAGCCCCCGCGCAGTGTAGGCTCGTGCCGTTAGTAAACCGCCTATGCTCCTTGGTCCCGCCGAAGTCGGTGTTGTCGTGGAACAAGGCCCGTAGGTCGTCCTCGGCCTGCAACGCCGGCCTGAGCTTCTTCTGCCACTGTGTTACCGCAAGGTTCAGGTTTGCCGCCACATAAGCGGCCGATACCTTCCGGTGGTGTAGGGCGTGCAGGATAGTCGGCAACGCCGCGCACTGGGTTTTGCCGAACGCTTGCGGGGCAGTCATGGTGAACACGCGGGACCAACGCCGATCATCGATGGCCTCGATAACTGCCCGCTGCAACGGGAAGGTTTCAACCGACCACGGGGTTGATGCCCCCCGCTCACCTATCAGCGGACCTTCGGTGACCCGCAGGTGCCGCTCGGACCATGCCTGTATCGAGAGCCGTTCCCGCGGGCGAAGGATGGCCCGCTCATAGTCCGTCAGCCTCGGTTTGACCAGGGTCGTCGGCATTACTCGCTCGTCAGTTCTGCCCGGACCGCCTCGCAGTACTCCGTTATGATCCGCCGCTGTTCGCTCGGCCGCTTGCCAGCCAGCCGAGACGACAGCTCAGCGGGTAGACGGTCCAGCGTGCTGGCGAAACAGGTCACGAGCTCTAGGCGGTCGGCTTGTACGTCTTTAGCGTTCACAAGTTGCCCCAACATCTTTCGCGCGGTCAGTTCCTCGCGGGTTGCCCGGGCGAGCTTATACCGGCGGTCTGCGTCTGCGCCGGACATGGAATCGGACTGGCCCTTGCCCAGCCCTTTATATTCGGCCCACCAGTGCACCCATGCAGCCAGGTCATAACCCTTCGCCGTCTTCGCCGGTGCCCCGCGCTGCAACCAGCGGTGAATCGTGCGCTGATCATCTGCACCGAACACCGCCGCAAGTTCCGGCTGAGTCTTGACAAACACGCGCGCCTTGCCATTGGTGCTGGCCATGTCACGATTTAGCCCTCTTGGCTTTCCTGCCGGTCAGTTTCTCCCAGCGTGCAACGGTCACGTCGCAATACTTCGGCTCTATCTCGATTCCGTAGCACTTCCGGCCTAGCTGCTCGGCGGCGATGAATTGCGGCCCCGAGCCCGCGAACGGTTCATAGCAGATTTCGCCACGCTTCAGGTGTTTGGTGATCGGTATCGTGAATAGGCCCACCGGCTTAGGTGTAGAATGGTTATATTCCTTCCGGTCTGCTTGACTTACGCCATCTATTTCCCACACTGTTGTCTGATCTCGTTCCCCTTGGCCACGCCCATAATCCGGTGGTCGATGACCCTCAACCCACCCCATAAAACACGGCTCATGCTTCCAGTGGTATTGCCCACGGCCCAAAAGTAGGATCGGCTTTACCCAGATAATCTGGCGATGCAGGATGACCCCAGCAGCAGCAGCAGCAGCAGCAGCAGCAAAGTATCCCTGTGTTAGGTGCGCATGCCACATATACCAAGCGGCCGAGTCGCCTAGCGCGCAAGTGGACGCACAACGAAACGCTTTCTCCAGAAATGCCTGCAATTCGTTGTCCACGAGCCCGTCATTGGCGACGCGCGGCTTGGCGACGCCGGGATTGGGCCGCTCTTCGTTGGCATAGCCTACTCCATAAGGCGGATCGGTGTTCATCAGACCCGCACGCTCCCGGCCCATCAGCCGCCTAACATCCTCCTCCTCTGTCGAATCCCCGCAAAGCAGCCGGTGCTCCCCCAGCAGCCACAGGTCGCCCGGCTTCGTTACCGCCTTCTCGGGCGCCTCGGGGACGTCGTCCTCGACTACCTCGACGGGTTCCGTCGCCTCCGCAACCAGCTCGTCTATCTCGGCATCGGTGAAGCCGGTAGTCAGGTGGTCGATACTGTCGTCGGCCTGCAGGCTGGCCAAAACCTCGGACAAGTCGTCCGACCACTCGGCAAGCTCAGCCGTCCGGTTGTCGGCTATGGCGTAGGCCGTGGCGTTGCGACCCTCCAACTCCGAACGCACAACGGCTATCTTGGACCACCCCAACTGCCGCGCGGCCTCCAGCGTAGCGTTGCCCGCCACGACCGTTCCGTTCTTGCCGATAACGATCGGCTTCTGCTGGCCGAACTGCTGTAGGCTAGCCTTGACCGCCTCGACGTTACGGGAATCATGCAGCCGAACGTTAGACGGATCAGCCTTTAGGGCCTTGACATCCTGTTGCTCTAGCTTCATTGTCCGGACTCGGACACCCTTTTTTCACTGCGCGCGTAAAAAAGTGCGTCA